TTGGACAAGTAAGTCAAATTACATTTAATCAAGCAGCAGAACTACAAAAAATGGTACAGACATCTACGGGTGCTGTAGACGCTGCTGGTATCCCAGGCTCAATTAATGGTGAAGCCACAGCAGCAGGTATTTCAATGTCTCTTGGCGCAATCATTAAACGCCACAAGCGCACGTTGATTAACTTCCAAGAAAACTTCCTAATTCCTTTTGTTAAGAAGTCTGCTTGTCGTTATATGCAATACAGTCCTGAGCTATACCCTGCACAAGACTTTAAGTTTGTTGCTACTAGTTCACTGGGTATTATTGCTCGTGAGTACGAAGTAACACAGCTAGTGCAGTTGCTACAGACTATGTCTCCTGAGTCACCAATGTACCCACTGTTGGTTGAGTCAATTGTAGATAACATGGGATTAGCTAATCGTGAAGAAATTATCGCTTCTATGCGACAAGCTAGTCAGCCTAATCCTGAGCAACAAGAAGCACAGCAAATGGCACAGCAGCTACAGATGGCATCAGCACAGGCTCAGTTAGAAAACGTCAAAGCACAAACAGCAGAAATTGTATCTAGAATAGAACAGAATCAAGTAGAAACTCAGTTACTACCTATTGAAGAAGAAACTAGACGTATTTCCGCTATGGCTAAAAATATGCCTGTAGATGAATTCCAACGCCTTGTTGAAATAGCTAAATTAGAATTAAAACAAAAAGAAATTGAGTCAAGGGAAGATATAGTCCAGATGCAAATGGCTAAAAAATAGCTTGACTTTTTAATAAAGGTATGATATAATATTATATAACACATATTAAGGAGAATGTCAACACTTATGGCACCTGAATTACAAAAATATTACGAAGACTATGCTGACTTATTTCTTACTGATGGTTGGAAACAATTTCAGGAAGATATACAAGCAGCAGCCTTAACAATTAACATAATGTCTTTGAAAGACGCTAAAGACTTGCATATATCGCAAGGTAAACTTGACGTATTTCAAAGGCTATTGAATTGGCAGAACTCAATCGATAATGCCTATGACGAGCTTCTCAATGAAGAGAAAGAAGGTAGCAGTTAATGAGTCGTAGATTATATGACTTCACCTGCTCAAACGACCATACCACTGAACACTTAACTGACCCCGACCAAAGAGAAGTTTTATGTTCAGTGTGTGGCCACATCGCAAAGCGGATAATTTCCCCAGTCTCTTTTTCACTAGATAGTTCCTTTCCAGGTGCTTCTATGAAATGGGCTAGAGACCACGAGAAAGCCGCTAAATCTTAAGAAAATCCATAATACGAAAGTACGGAGAAATTATTAAAAATGACACAACGTATCGTAGAACCTCTACAGACAGAGTTAATTCTAGAAGATGACGAGACCCTTGTTAATATCTCTAACGAGATAGATGAAGGTACTCAACAGCAGGCTGCTCAAGTCGAGGAAACAGCCCAACCAGACACCGAAGAACAGCTTGACCCCAAGTATTCCAATAAGTCCGTAGCGGAAGTGGCGCGTATGCACCAAGAAGCTGAAAGACTTTTAGGTAAGCAGGGTAGCGAACTAGGTGACTTACGCAAAGTTGTTGATGACTACATTGAATCTAACCTAGAGAAACACAAGTCAAATAGCCCAGCACAACCGTCAGAACCAGAAGTAGATATCTTTGATGAACCTGACCAGTATGTTAATAGTCGTGTTGAGAATAATCCTAAAATTAAACAAATGGAAGAATTCTTAGCGCAACAGCAAAAGGAAGCTGTGCATAATAAAATCTTGCAGAAGTATCCTAATATTGCTGAAACTGTTAACGATAATAACTTTATTGAATGGATTAAGTCTTCAAGAGTACGTCAAGAATTACTCAATAGAATGAATAATTGGGATTTTGACGCTGCTGACGAATTACTAGGTAATTGGGACGAACGTAAAGAAGTCGTTTCTAAGACAGCTAGTATGCAGGAAGAAGATAAGAAACAGCAACGAAAGAAAGCATCAACTGGCTCAACTAAGGGTTCTTCCGAACCTGCATCAAGAAAAATCTACAAACGCTCTGACATTGTCAATTTAATGATTAGTGACCCAGAACGCTATAAAGCTAATGTCGATGAATTTGACAGAGCTTATAGGGAAGGACGGGTTAAATAACTTTTTACTTTTATTTTATAGGAAATATATACAATGGCAGGTTTAGGTAATTCAAATCACGTCACACCAACCAATGTGGATGCTTTTGTCCCAGAGATTTGGTCAGACGAAATCGCAGCAGCTTACAAGTCTAATCTTGTAATTGCTAACTTAGTAAAGAAAATGAATCATGTAGGCAAGAAAGGTGATACTCTTCACATTCCTAAGCCAGTACGTGGTTCAGCTACTGCTAAGGCAGAAAACACTCAAGTAAACCTAATCGTTGGTGCAGATACAGACTTTTCAGTAAGTATCGACCAGCACTACGAATACTCACGTTTAATTGAGGACATCACTGACGTTCAAGCTTTACCATCACTACGTTCTTTCTACACAGAAGACGCTGGTTATGCTCTAGCTCGTCAGATTGATTCTGACTTAGGTACTCTAGGTAGCTCACTGTCTGGTCGTTACTACATGGACGCTGGTAGTTCAGGTGCTTTAACAGCTTACGCTGCTGACACTGTACTAGCTACTGACGTGTTTACTGACCTGGGTTTCCGTCAAGCTATTCAAGAACTTGATGACGCTGACGTACCTATGGACAATCGTTTCATGGTCGTACCTCCTTCAGTCAAGAAGGACATTCTAGGTATTGACCGTTTCAACAGTTCTGACTTCGTTAATGGCCGTCCAGTAGAAAATGGTCTAATTGGCGAAATCTACGGTATTAAAATCTATGTATCTACTAACCTACCTGAAGTCGAAAGTGCTGCTGAAAACGGTGCTAACGGTCGTGTAGTTGGTGGTATTCTAGGTCACCGTGATGCGTTTATCCTTGCAGAGCAAATGGGTGTACGTGTTCAGACACAATACAAGCAAGAGTTCTTAGGTGACTTGATGACTGCTGATACAATCTATGGAGTTGCAGAACTTCGTGATGGTGCAGCCGTACAACTAGTCTTCGCTTCTGACGCTACTCCATCAGTTGCAGCACCGTAAGACAATTTGTAAGTAATATAGATAGGGGTAGGCAACTGCCCCTTTCTTTACTATAGGAAATTATTTACATGAGTCCTAAGAACGAGATAGACCCAGTAGAGTATGGGAAGCTACTTAGTAAAGTAGAATCATTAGAAGAAAAGGTAGGCTCAATGGAGCTTGACCTAAAAGAATTATTAGAACTAGCCAATAGGTCGCGTGGCGCATTTTGGGTAGGTCTTAGTTTAGCATCCTTTATGGGTGCTTTGGCGACTATATTATTTAAACGATTTTTGGGGTAGTGTATGGCAATATATCGAGGTGATGGTGGAGCAGGTGATGCAACCACTGACATTACAATAAATGCTGTAACAGAAAAAGCTACAGAAGCCGCTACTTCCGCTACCAATGCTGCAAACTCAGCTACGAGCGCATCAACATCAGCGAGTAACGCAGCAACTTCAGAAACAAACGCAGCTAACAGTGCGACAAGCGCAGGTACATCAGCTACCAGTGCAAGCACTAGCGCGACTAATGCTAGTACATCAGCGTCAACTGCTAGTACAGCAGCAACTGATGCACAGACAGCACAGACAGCCGCAGAGTTAGCAGAAACTAATGCTGAAACTGCTGAAACTAACGCTGCTGGTTCAGCTACCACAGCCGCTTCATCTGCAACTAGTGCTGCTTCTTCGGCCACTACTGCAACAACTAAAGCTAGTGAGGCAGCCGCTTCCGCTAGTGCCGCAGCAAGCTCTGCAAGTGCTGCATCGACAAGTGCTAGTAATGCTAGTACATCAGAAACTAACGCTGCTACAAGTGAAACCAATGCTGGTAACAGTGCAACTGCTGCTGCTTCTAGCGCATCAAGTGCATCTACTTCAGCCAGCACAGCAACTACTAAGGCAAGCGAAGCATCTACTTCAGCTACTAATGCAGCTACGAGTGAGACTAATGCTGCAACGTCAGAAACTAATGCTGCCACTTCAGAAACCAATGCAGCTAGTTCTGCAAGTAGTGCATCTACATCAGCTTCTACAGCCACAACTAAGGCTAGTGAAGCGTCAACGTCTGCTACCAACGCTGCTACGTCAGCCACTAATGCTGCTACTAGTGCATCAGCAGCCAGTACGTCAGAAACTAATGCAGCTAGTAGTGCCAGTGCAGCTAGTACCAGCGAGACTAATGCAGCCAGTTCAGCTACTGCTGCCGCAGCTAGTGCAGTAACTGCTGCTAGTTATACACCAAGTCAAACAGGCAATGCAGGAAAGTATTTAACTACAGATGGTAGTGTTACTTCTTGGGGTGCTGTTAGTGCAGGTGCAACAGGTGGTGGTGATGACAGGGTGTTTTGGGAAAATGACCAGACAGTAGATACTGACTATACTATTACTACAGGTCAAAATGCTATGACTGCTGGCCCAATTACTGTATCAAGTGGTATTAGTGTTACAGTTCCTTCTGGCTCAACTTGGACAATTGTATAATGGCTCTTAAATTATTTAACGACAGTGGTGTTGCTAAACTTCAAGCTAATGATGGCGAAGAAAGTATTACTGCTACAGCAAATGGTGCTGTAAAACTTTACTATGATAATGCAGAAAAGTTAGCAACTACCTCAACAGGTGTAGATGTAACAGGTGATTTAAAGTTCAACTCAGGCTATGGCTCTGCTGCTACTGCCTATGGTGTTAGAGCTTGGGTAAACTTTAATGCTAGTGGTACTGTATCTGTTAGAGGTAGTGGTAATGTATCTAGTGTTACAGACAATGGTGTTGGTTATTTTACTATAAACTTTGCAACAGCTATGCCTGATGGTAATTACAGTGTTGGGTCGTGGGCTAGAAACAATACAACAACTGTTTGGAATGTTACTGTAGGTTCTCTTACTTCTTTGGCAGCTCCTTCAACCACAGCCTTACCTATCTTTTGTCGTGATGATGGACGTGCCTCAGTAGACCCAACTTATGTAACACTTAATATAATAAGGTAAATAGTATGAACGAAAGAATTATATATGAAACAGAAGAAGGTGGTGTAGCAGTAATTATACCTGTTGCTGAATGTGGTTTAACTATTGAAGAGATTGCAGCTAAAGATGTACCTGAAGGCGTTAGTTACCACATTGTAGACGTATCAGAAGTACCATCAGATAGAACATTTCGTGGAGCATGGTCATGGGAATAGTAGTAAACGTAGATAAAGCTAAAGACATTACTAAGGACAGACTACGTAAAGAGCGTGAGCCTTTACTAGCAACTCTGGACATTCAGTACATGCAAGCACAGGAAGCTGGTTCTGATACTACTGACATAGTAAGTAAGAAACAACAACTGCGTGATGCCCCAGCACAAGTAGATAGTATGACCACTGTAGACGAACTAAAGGCAGCAGCGTTACCAGACGTAGGTGTATAAATGAGTACAGTTAAATCAAGTAGTGAAAACCTAACCTTAAATGCAGATGGTGCAGGTAACGATGTAGTAATTCAAAGTAATGCAACTACTACAGCTACTATTACTGCTGAAGGTTTATTACAGTATAACTCAGGCTATGGCTCAGTAGCTACTGCATATGGTTGTCGTGCTTGGGTTAAGTTTAATGGTTCTGGAACTGTAGCTATTTATAATAGTGCAAATGTATCTAGCATTACTGATTTAGCAGTTGGTAGGTATCGCGTAAACTTTACTACCGCTATGGTTGATGCAGACTTTGCTGCTGTTAGCTCTAACGCAAATAGGGATGGTGGTTGTTATGGGCATTCTACTACTGACGTAGGTGTATTTGCAGGTGAAAGCGCAGTAGACAGTACAATTATTTCAGTCGCTATTTTCCGCTAATAATTAAGAGATATAAGTAATGGCAGTGAACAAAGACCCAAGACTAGAAAGAGTTGGTGTATCAGGTTACAACAAACCTAAGCGTACCCCTAACCACCCAACTAAGTCACATGTTGTCGTAGCTAAATGTGAAGATGGTAGTGTTAAAACAATTAGATTTGGTGAGCAAGGAGCAAAGACAGCAGGTAAGCCTAAAGCTGGTGAGTCTGCTCGTATGAAAGCAAAGCGTAAATCATTTAAAGCAAGACACGCAAAGAACATAGCTAAAGGTAAATGTTCAGCAGCTTACTGGGCTAACAAAGTTAAATGGTAATACTTTACATTACCTCCAAAATATGGTATAATATTCTATGACTTACTTAGAAGTAGTAAACAATATATTAAAACGCTTACGTGAGCGTACAGTAGCTACGGTTAATGAGTCTACTTACTCATCCTTAATTGCTGTACTTATTAATGACGCTAAGGACATAGTAGAAAACTCCTGGCATTGGTCTGGTCTTCGTACTACTCTTTCAGCTACAACTACGGAAGACGTATTCAACTACGAGCTAAACGGTTCCCAAAATAAGTTAACTGTACTCGATGTAGTCAACGATACAGCTAACCACTTTATGAAGTATGAAACTGCACACAAGTTTAATAACTTCTTTTTAAATCAAAATGCTACTAAAGGTACGCCGTACTACTACTCGTTCAACGGTATTAGCCCAGATGGTGATACACAAGTAGACATCTACCCAATTCCTGATGGTGCGTATGACTTACGCTTTAACGTTGTACTGCGCTCAGATGAGCTGTCAGGCGATGCAGACACCTTCCAAATACCTATTAAACCTATTGAGCTATTAGCCTATGCTATGGCCGTAGAAGAGCGTGGGGAAGACGGTGGTGTAAATCCTGTATCTGCTTACGCTAGAGCTAACAATGCCTTACAAGATGCTATCGGTTTAGATGCAGCGAAGCACCCAGAAGAGACTATTTGGTATGAAAGCTAGAACAGTATTAGTAGAAAACTTACCCACTACTAACGGGGTGCTTTATACAGTGCCCGACAACGTTAGAGCTAAGTGGATACTAGCTTTTGTGTCTAATGGTACAGGTTCTACAATTAGTGACGTGCATCTTAAGATTGAAAACGATGAAACTATTACTGTATTAGGTTCTAAGTCTTTAGGCTCTGGAGACTTTGTACAATTAAAGCAAGATGGTGGCTATGTAATGCTGGAATCTGGTTATAAAATTACAGGTGATGCAGGTTCTACAGGCGTATCTTGTATGTTGACCTTTGAAGAAACACCTTACCTAGTGAGTACAGCATAATGGCAAAACCTTTAGTAACAGCATCACTAGTAGCTCCTGCTTTCTTAGGTTTAAATACTCAAGAATCAAGTGTAGCTAACGACCCAAGATTTGCGCTGGAAGCTAACAACTGTGTAATTGATGAATTTGGTAGACTAGGTGCTAGGAAAGGTTGGATATATCGTACTACTTCAGGTGGTACTGGTACTAACTTACTAGGTATGCACCCATTCATAGATGTTACTGATTCTAAGAATTTAATATCATGGAGTGCTACTACATTTTATAAAGGCTTTACTACTTTATCAACTATTACACCAACTACTAGCGATACAATTAGCGCAGGTAAGTGGCAAGCAGTGACACTAAACGATAGAGCCTACTTCTTTCAAGGTGGTTACAAACCACTATACTACACTAACGAAACAACAGCAGACGAGTTTAAATCTATAGAAAGTCATGCTGACTATACTGGCACAGCACCACTGGCTAATATTGCTATGTCTGCCTTTGGTCGTATATGGGCTGCTGATACTCCAACTAACAAAACCACAGTATACTTTTCAGACCTTTTGAATGGTGCTAAGTGGAATTCAGGTAGTGCAGGTAGTCTTAATATAGCAGGTGTGCTTCCTAGAGGCTCTGACGTAATTACAGGGCTTGCTGAACACAATGGCTATTTAATTGTTCTATGTCGTAACAATATTATTATCTATGCTGACCAAGATAGCTTTCAGGGTAGCTTTGACGTAAATACACTACGCTTAGTAGAAGTAATTAGTGGTGTGGGCTGTATCGCTAGAGATAGTATTCAGAATCTAGGTAACGATGTAGTGTTCCTATCAGCTACTGGTTTACGTTCATTAGGTCGTGTTATCCAAGAAAAGTCACAACCACTAAACGATTTGTCTAAGAATGTACGAGATACGTTCATGGATATTGTAAACAGGGAAGATGACTTTGGTTTAATTAAATCTACTTATTTCCCAGAAGGTGCTTTTTACTTAATTAGCTTACCTGATGCAAAGACACAGTTTGTTTTTGATGCTAGGGGTACACTTGAAGATTCTTCGCTTCGTGTAACAACCTGGAATGACCTAGACCATACTGACTTCGTATATGATGCTAAAGCTAAAGCATTGTACTTAACACAGGTAGATGGTATAGCAGAGTACACAGGGTATCAAGATAACGGTTCTGGTTACCTTATGTCCTACTTTACTAATCACTTTGACTTAGGAAGTTCTAACGTAAATAAGATATTAAAGAAGGCAGGCGTTACTGCCATTGGTAGTAGTGGTCAAGACTTTGCTTTAAAAGTAGGCTATGACTATCAGACTTCTTATTATAGTTTTCCATTCACATTAAAAGAGTTAATTGTAGCTGAGTACGGTATTGCAGAATACGGGGCTAATGCAGCGACAGTAGCTGAATACAATCTAGGGGTATCCTTAGACAAACTATCTTCACAGGTATCTGGCTCAGGAGACATAGTTCAGATAGGTATTGAAACACACGTTGACGGCGCACCACTAAGCGTCCAAAAACTAGACGTTTACGCTAAACAAGGCAGGATTATTTAATGAGTAACTATTCTAAAACCACAGACTTTGCAGCTAAAGATGCACTGACCACTGGCAACGCTAATAAGATTGTCAAGGGTACGGAGATTGATGATGAGTTTGAAGCAATACAAACTGCTGTAAACTCTAAAGCAGATAAGAATAATGCTGCACTTACAGGTACACCAACTGCACCTACAGCCACTTTTGGTACGGATAATACACAAATATCTACCACTGCTTTCGTACAAGCTGCTATGGCTGCGGTATACCCAGTAGGTTCTATCTACAGTAATGCAGCAGTAGCCACTAACCCAGCCACATTACTAGGATTTGGTACATGGACGGCTTACGCTGCTGGCCGTGTACTAGTAGGTTTAGATAGTGGTAACACAGCATTTGATACATTAGAAGAAACTGGCGGTAGTGCTGACCAAACTAACGTGGCTCACACGCATGACTTTGCTGTTACTTCAGCAGAAGAAGCAGCGCACACCCACTTCACTCATAATGGTGATGCTAGTGGTGACACTATGACTGCGAGCAACTACCCTGCCAGAAGTTATGACCCAGGTTCTCGTTCTGCTACAGTTAATACTGCATCTAACACTGTCGCAAATATTGGCTTAACAAGCGCAGGTACTGCCCATACTCACGTTGTATCTGGTACAACAGACAGTCAAGGTTCTTCTGCTACTAACGCTAACCTACAGCCATACATTACGGTATACATGTGGAAGCGCACAGCTTAAAGGTAAATAAATATGAATAAATTAATGACTACACAATTAGGTAATGCACAACTAGGTAGGAACGAAGATAGTTACCTAGCTCACGTTGCTAAAGGTGAAATGGTAGTACCACCTGTTTTGTCTGGTGAGACACAGTCTATGGTAAACAGGGACATGATGCTTTCTGGTCTTGACCCTATGCGATATACAGTGGGTACTGGGGCTAACTCGATTAACCCAATGACTGGTCAGCCTGAATTTTTTGTTGGAAAAGCATTAAAGGGAATTAGTAAAGCTGCTTCCAGTGCTTTAAAATCGGTTGCAAAATTTGCACCAGACTTTGCAGTAAATTATGCCATGTCGGGTGGAAACCCCTATGCGGCTGCTGGCATGACAATAGGAAACGAATTTGGTGGTGATATCGGCAGAACAGTGGGCGCGATATCTGGTGCTGCTTATAACCCTGCTACTGGTGTTTTTAATACACCTGGTTTTAATCCTGCTAGTAATGCTACTCTTTCGGACTACTATTCAAATCGTGGCCTTACATCAGGTGGCCCAGAAGGAGCTATACCACTGCCTCAACCTGATTCAAATGGTAATTTTTTAACGGACTTGGGTGGACAATTAGGTGATTTTTTAGGAGACACTGGTTTAGGTACAGTAGGAAAAAGTGCAGGCGCACTGGCGTTGGGTAACGAACTTCTTAGCTCATTAAACAAACCATACAATCCGTATGAAAACTACAAGCCACCTAGCTTACAAACAGAATTCCAACCTGTAGCAATACGAACAGGTTTAACTGCTACTGATTATGTTCCTGGCACACCTACTTCGCCTGCGTTATTAACAGGCCAGATTGCACCTTCTTTACAAGCATTACAAGCGGTAGGTACAGCAGGCGCACAACAATTATATCCTGCTTATATACAACAGGCTATGATGTCTCGTCCAGAAGACGTAGTTTTAGACGAAGACGTGTTAGGCAGGCAGCAGGAAATATATCAACAGGGTTTAGATGTACTAGCCCCTGAAATGATGGCTCAACAGATTGCTTCCAGAGATAGGTCTTTTGGTACAGGCAGACTTGGCCTTAACTTGTCTGGCGAAGCTATGGGTGCAGGTGCAGGTGCAGGCTTAGTTAATGTAGATGACTACACACAACAGTTAGCACAGAATAGAGCATTATCTGAGCTATTCCTTAATTCTAGGAATCAAGCTGCTACTGAAACTGGTGAAATTGCTAAACGTGAACTTGCCCGACAACAACTGCAAGAAGCTAACAGAGTTGGTTACCTTAATCAACTTGGTGGAGTAGGTGCTGACTCGTTGCAAATGGCTTTAGGCCTTGACGAGCTTGAAAGAGTTAACATGCAAAATGCTGCTAATATTTACTTAAGTAATAGACAAATAGATGCAAAACTCGCTGGCGCGCTTGCCCCTGCTTACGCTGAACCAA